GCCCATCGGTCTGGACGTCACTGATCCAGTACTCTTTGCCATCGTCTGGAAGGGGAGGGGTGTTGGGACCCAGCACAAACGTGTCCCTCTTCACCGGGGGTACGAGGAACTCGATGAGCCTTATCCCAAAAGAGGTCTCGTGTGATGATACGGCCGTGCCGTCCTCCAGGGGAATCTCCATGTGACTACTCGTGAAGATTCCCCTGGCCTGATAGGGAGCGGCCGTCGGCTGACTCCTGACTGGCGTGATAGTTATGACCACACCGAACACGTCCTCGCACGACTTGAGGGTCAGCCCTGAGAAGTCCACGCCCACTGGTCACACCGCGACGCGGGTTCTGGTGGGTTGATTCTGCTCGACGACACTCGCCCCGGATGGCTCACCGAACTTCTTGCCGTCCGGATCGAGCAGGAAGCCCAGGCCGCGAAGGGCCGCGACCTCGGCTCGAGGCAACTCCACCTCGGAGAACTCCTTGCTCTCCACCACCTTGGCCCTCTTGATCGGCTTGCCCTTGTCGTCGTAACCGATGATGATCCTATCGGTCGGATGAGCCCCGGAGAGAGTACGACCCTTGGCCACGGTCGCCTTCACGATGTCTTCGAAATCCTGAGTATCTTCCATGTCTCTTCTCCATTCTTGAGTTATGTCACCCCTGACGAGTCGGATCAGTTCAGGACCGGCAGACAGACCTGAGCCGACAGACAGGCGTTCACCCGTGACGGGATCACCACCGGCGACGACTGCATCATGAGATACCGCTGCGCCGGGTCCTCCGAAATCCAGGTCTTGGGCGCGTACGGCATCGGCGCGTAGGCGAACGCCGGGTCCATGATCATACCGAACGCTCGAGTCCCCATCATGTCTGGGCCAGACATGGCGATCGAGCCGTCCTGCATCATGGGCTGCTCGACGTCGTTGTCGTCGACGAACCACTCGTTGTAAATCCAGAGGTCGTACTGACCCCAACGACCCTTGTAGACCCCGCCCCTAGTGATACGAGGTCCTGGGTCAACGGTGTTGCCGGCCTCACCGAGCTTGGGATAGTAGACGGCCCCCTTCAGCAAGGGGTCGGCTATGAATCCCTCCCACGCGGTGGTCGTGAAGACGATCTCGCTGACGACCGCTCCGGACTTCTTCAGGATCAACCTCTGCCAGGTCTCGATGTCATTGGTTGGGCTCGCCGTACCGGCCACGGCATTGGCAGCGGTCCACTGGGCCCCACCGGTCTTGGCCACGGTCAGGAGCGGGTCTCTGCCGAAATCGATCAGGGCCGTGGGGAATCCCTCGCCAGCGACCAGGACCGTACCGGTGTTGAGGGCCGACGCGGCCATCCACTCCAGGCGACGATTGAGCATGTCCACCTGATCAGTCATCTCGAACGCCAGGTTGGCCATCTCACGCTCAGCCCCGGTCATGTCACCGCCGATCCTCTCCCCGATCATGCGACGCACCGGCCTGCGAAGGTCCGGGGCTCTCTTGTCCTTGATGTACGGGGGCTTGTAGGTGTTGGTCTGAATGCGACGAGATTCGACCAACTTGCCCTCGACCAGGGGAGATACGAACGGGGACATCCTGCGCTTGCCGACGTCCACGTCAATCGACACGAACTCCGAGTCGGCCGTGACAATGTTCGGAAAGAACTTGTCGAGCAAGAAGTTCGTGGAGACCTTCAGGTTCGGTACGACCTGAACCAGTGTGTTCGTGTCATAGATCAGATTGCCGCCAGGGGTAGCCATCTTTGTTCTCCTCGATGGTTGGAGGGCGCCGCTACGGCTCCCTTACGAAAATAGAGAGTGACCTGAGTTTGGCCCACGTCGATGCCGGGTCCATACCGACTCCGAGCGTCAGTGCGTCGCCACAAAAATTCCCTGCCAGATAGATACCCGCAGACAAGTCACCAAGACTGACATCGATCGTGCAGGCCAGGATGGCCTTCGGTTCGCTGCTGTTCTCGTCGTCGTTGGCCAGGGACGCCAAGCAGTACACTCCCGGGGTGCTCATCTCGCCCAGGACCGAGCCCCTCCGCAACGGCACGCCACCCGTTATGATGGCGGTGGCCGACACGAGCTCCCTCCCGCAGTCTATGACTAAGTCATCTGACAAATAAACTTCTGACGTGGTGAAGATTTGCCATTGAGGGTCATAGGCTCCGTTGAGGAAGCTCATGGGTCGGGACCTTGTCAGGTCGGATCGGCCGCCGAGAGGGAGGTCTTGAGGTGGATGCTGACCGTCCGCAGCGCAGGCCTCAGTGCGTCTATGGTGAAGTTGACGGTGTCGTAGATGATGGCCCGCTGGTTGAACTCACCGGAGAGGTAGATACCGGCCCGCTGGTCACCTGCCGACGGGTCCACATCATCAGCTAGGATCGCGGAAGCCGTCTGACTGCCGTCGCTCGCACCGGAGGTGAGGGCCTTATAGGGGCCGGTCCCCAGGGCGACCGTTACGAAGATCGTGTCCCCGGCCACCATGGGCGTGGTGCCGGCGGTCGCGGTGAAGTTCAAGTGCGTGGAGGTGAACGGGCCATTGACCCCGGACGCCACCACGTTGCCGAACGGGTCCTTCAGGGTGTACGCTGTCGCGCTCGAGTACACGATGGCGTACGTGCCCGGCTGATAGTTCGGCCCCTTGGTGATCGCGGAGATGACGGCGTTGCCCGTGTTCCCGGCCTTGGCCACCGGGGCACCGACGGCCCCTGAGCTCATGAGTCCGAGGACCTGACCACGCTTGAGCGGGGCCGCACCAGTGACGGTGGCCGCGACCTCAGTGACCAGTTTCTTGTCGCCGGCGATCAACTGATCCGGGAGATAGGCCTGTTGAACTGAGACCGGGACCTGAGGATTATCAGATACATTGAGCGTCGTAACCATATTTTCCTTCCTTCCTTGATGAGATGTTTGAAGAAGCGATGATCAATCAGGCGGCCTCGCCGCGTCGCTTCTTGTCGGCGGCCACGATCTGCTGAGCCAGGTTCGGGGCCGGCCTGGCGTCACCCGCACCGACCGTGGGATTCGGATTGGCGGCCATCCTGTCCCTCAGACTGTCAGAGCGAGCCGGCTCAACCGGTACGATACCGGAGGCCACCATGCCGGTCATCATCTCGATCACCTGAGCCCTCGGGGTGGAGGTTCCCAGGGCCATGTGCATGGCGAGCACTGGGTTGATCACGCCAGCCTCGGAGAGCACGATAGCCCGGATGCGACCGCGCTCTCGCTCGCGAGCGGACCTGGTCACGTCGTCTGTCTCGTCGGAACGATCACTATCCTCGTCACCATTGATGGGGACGCGACCGGCAGCGCGAGCGGCCTTCGACTCCTCATCCTCCTTCTTCTTGTCCTCCTCGGCCTTCTTGGCCTCGTCGTCCTTCTTCTTCTTGTCCTCCTCGGCCTTCTTGGCCTTCTCCTCCTCCTCGGCCTTCTTCTTGGCGTCCTTCTCCTTGTCCTCCTCGGCCTTCTTGGCCTCATCGTCCTTCTTCTTATCGTCGTCGGACTGAGCCGATGGCTTCACCGGTGTCCTCATCGAGGCGGCCAGGTGAGCGAACGGGGAGGAGGCCAAGCGATGGATCGTGGTACGAGCACTCATGTCTGCGTCTCCTTTGGTGTGCTGATCTCACCCAACAGGGCGAGCAATGCCTCGTCTGGCGCCAAGACCATGTCGGCCAGACCGGCATCTACACCGGTCTGACCCATGAACACTCCCGCCTCAGTCTGGCGCACCTGACCGGGATCGATGCCGCGATTTCTCGCGACCAATGCCACGAACATCTCGCCCAAGAAATCAACATCGGACTGAAGACCCGCCCTGGCCTCATCGGACAAAGGGATCACCGGTTGATAGTCGGCCTTCCTCTTGCCATACGTAACAAGAGTGACCTTGACGCCCATCTCGGCCAGGGCCTCGGAAATCTCCACGTGCATGGCGATCACGCCTATGGAGCCGGTCCCACCGGTACGAGGGACTGTGATCACGTCCGCGGAGGAGGCCAGGGCATACGCCGCACTGAACGCGCACTCGTCCAGGATGGCCCATATCGGCTTCACTCCCCTGAGTGAGTAGATCGTATCAGCCAGGTCATACATCCCGGAAACCTCCCCACCGGGGGAGTAGATCAGGAGAGCTATCGCCTTTACTTCCGGGTCTCCTATAGCCGTGGCCAGCATCTCCTCGATCCAGCCGTAGGCGGTCTCATCGAACCACCACGCGGCCTGATGGACCAGCACCCCTCCTATCGGGATGATGGCCACGCCGTCTATCAAGTCGTAGGGGCGAGCCTCCCCGCTCACAGTCACGACGATGGCGTTCTCGTTGACCTCCTCCCCGCGTTCCAGGGCATCGATCAGGATGCCGGTGTGATCCGGGGAGAGGGCCAGGGGTGAGTTGAAGAATCGTTGAATCGTGCTCATGCTGCCTTCGGTTTCTTCGGCGGCTTGGCCACCTGCTCTGCCTCTACTCCAGTGGTCGGTCGCTGCTGCTGTTGAGTGACGAATTGACCGGCCCAGGCCGGTAGCGGTATACCCATGTCCTCGAACAACTCGAGCTCGTACTTGCGCTGCTCCAGGACCTCCTCGTAATCGAGACCCTGCATGGCACACTCGTCCTCGAGAGTGGAGAGGGCGGCATCCATGCCCATCACGGCCCCCTGCTTCTCGGCCACTGGGTCGATCCAGCCTCGAGCCGGGCCCATCCACCTGCACCTGGAATACGCGTTGCGAGCCTCCAGGAACGACGGGGCGTTCTTGGGCAGGGGCAGGTCGTCCTCATCCATGGCCTCCTCGAGCCACGCCGCTCGTATCGGTGAGGCGAATCCCTCGGTGAAGTCGACCCGCCTGCGATCGAGAGTTTTCCACGCCTCCAGCAAAGCGCCCCTGGCCGATGAGTAGTTCACGTCGGACCAGTCGTTGCTGGCCTGCTGGGCAGAGATTCCGATGCCGCTGGCGAAGTTCCTGAGCACCGCACCCTCGAACTGAGCGAAGTTAGTGGCGTTCGGTCTGGTGGCCGCCACGGTGTTGATCTTCTCCCCGGGGAACAGGATCGGGATGCGAGAGTTACCGATCAAGAGAGAACTCTCATTGTGAAATTCCGTGCGAGCCATCTGATACCCGGAGACCCGCTCACCGTCATCGAGGGCCTCGGCCATGAGCTCGTGATCGAACGGGCTCTCCACGTACGCTGCGAAGATGGAGTTGATGATGGCGCTGTCCATCTCCACACTGTCGTACTTGGCCAGCATCTTGAGCCTCTGAATCACCGGGGCGAACACGCCGGCTCCTCCTCGGTGAACCGCCGCTCGGTCTCCGTCGTAATCGTGGACCACCACCGGCCTGCCCCACCAAGTCTCCCTGGGCACGCGCTCCCAGGTGAGGGACTCCTGGGCACTGAACCAGTCGCCGGCGTGAGCCTTGCGAATGTGATACGCCACGGCCGCACCGTAGTCGTCTATCTCGACGCCGCCTCGCAGGGTGTGCTGATCAAACCTGAGCTGGGGATTGGAGAGGCGATCCGGGTCGACCAGCTGGACGGCCGTGGCGTAGCGGGCCCTCCCCACCCCGACCCGACCGGGCAGGAACATCATCACCGCCAGGGCGTCACCGTCGATCAACTTGTGACGAAAGGCCACCCGCATCTGCTCCACGAAGGTCTGGTTGCGAGCGGCGTCGCAGTACCTACCGAGCTCGTCCTGGGACCAGCTGCGCCAGTTGGCGTCCACGGCCTTGGCGAACTCCTTCGACCACTCGTGATCGAACGCCTTGTTCCCGGTGCTCAGTGCCAGGAACTTGAAGTCGGGCTTCGAGATGGGTCTCAGCGTGGCCCCGATCACGTTGTCCAGCATGCGTGTGACCCCGCCGCTGGCCCAACCGTCGTTGCGGACCATGTCCCTGATACGAGACACGATCCGGTCGCGATAGGGATTGACCTCGGCGTCCGGGGACCACAGGTACGGGGTCCACGCGGCCATGTGCTGGCCGTATATGTCAGCGGCGTCGTACGCTGGCCCAGAGAAACTCCCGCCGCCCCCGGCCAGGGCCAAGCGTCGACGTCGAGGAGGCTCCATCCTCACGGGGAGGGGAGAGCCGTCCGGACCCAGGATAGAGACTTGTCTCTTGTCGGTCATTCGAAGATGTCCTGGTCGACTCGCCTCCTCACCCTGCGCGGGGACGGGTGCGGGGCGCCGGGATCGGTGGGGTCGGTCACTTCGTCGGTCGCTTCTTCGGGTACGACCACCTTCGCATCAGCGGCGTCGCCCACCTCACCATCAGCGGCAACGGCCACCTCCTCGGCAGGAGCTTCCTGGGCAGGTGCCTCTGCGACTGTGCCCTGGCCAGTGGCGGTCGTATTCGGGTCCTCGGTCGGTGTCTCATTAGAGTTCCCATTAGTCATGACTCTGACTCCTCTCAACGAAAGTACGGGCGTATCGCTCTACGACCACAGCTCAATCCGAGCTGGGCCATGAGCAACTGAATCCACGAGGTCAGCGCCTGGATATTGGACGCCTGGTACGTCACTGACTTCCCGTCGTAAGACACCACGATCTCCCTGCGACCGCTCATGAGTGCGGCGTAGGCGGCCTGGGCATCCGCGAGCCACTGCTGGAGCGTGGCCGGGTCCACCCCGACGAGGATGCTCTTGCTTGGATCAAAGTAACTCACGACGTCACCTCCTCGTTACTCACCTGGTGCTCCCGGCAAATATGACGGCTCGCACGGCGCAGTCCTTGGCCTCGAGCAACTTTCGCAGGGCGGTCGTGCGTTCTGGGTTGTCCGGTAGATCGGACACGAGCCTCTGCGCCAGCTCACCGAACGGTCTACTGACCTCTCGAAGAGGTTCCCTCAAGTGCTCGGTCGAAAAGAACTGGAGCAGATAATGCGAGGTCATCTCCTGGTCCTCCTGGTCCTCATGGCGGCCAGCATCCTCGGCTCGAACAGAGTGGTCATCGCGTACTGCATGTCCGATGCGAAGTCCTCATAGAACGGCACGTCCTTGGGCTGGGTGACGCTGACCTTGAACACGTATCTCATGACCAGCCGACCACCGACGCCCACGAATATCCCCTTGTCCGTCACCCGCAGCGCGCGCTTGGGCGTGTGAGCTATCAGGCTCGATGGGGTCATGCTCTTCTGGACGCCCCTCGGAGTCCTCACCACCCACTTGCTGTCCGGGATGGCCAGCGTCCTGGCCACGGCCGCCTTCTTGCTGCCCCCGACGGCGTGACGCAGCAGGGACGGGGTCTTGGCGTCCCTCTCCCTGATCGTAACGGACAGCTTGGCCTTGGAGGCGGTGTCCACGTGCATCACCACACGGGGGAAGTTCGTCCGCCTCTGGGTCACGTGCTGCGGCCAGGTCTCCTGAACCAGTGACTTGCGAGTGGCGAACGCGGCCGTGTTCATGATCGAGGCCATCACGAACGGCACCTGATCAATGGCGCCGCCAACTGATACGGCCGCGCGCTCCACCTCGGAGAGGTCTATCTTAAGCTGGAACACGCGGCCCTAGTCATCGTGAGTGGCGATGATCATGAGCAGTAGTACGATCATGATCGTCGCCAGCCAGAACTCAAGTGACCCGGTTCTTGCGGCGTCGAACTAACCACCCGAGCAGACCCATCCCACCGGCGAACAGCGGGAGCGCCGCCGGCAGGGGTGTCGTGGCCAGCTGGAAGTTGGATTGACCCAGCGGGCCATTGACCCCGCTGGCCTGGAGCTCGAAGAAGTAGTCCACGCCAGAGAGCAGGGCCACCGTATCGACGCTGTTGTTGGCGGCGAAGTTGCCGGCCACAACCATGCCTCCGATCGTGTCCCGCGTGATCCTGAACACCTCATTGGTGAAGCTGGGGAGGTCATTGAACGGGTTGTTCAACACGTCCACGTTCACCAAGCCGAGGTTCGACGGCGATACGTCGAACTCGACCCAATCGGTCAGGAACGAGGGGGCGGTCGAGGACTGGAGCGTGCCGGCGATCTCCGCCGAGCTGACCTGACCCACCGTCCCCTGCGCGGGGGACACGCCCGTGAAGGAGAGGTCGGAGGCCAGCAGGTTGATGGTGGCCGCGTCGGCACTCGTACCCAGCATGAGCACGGCAGCGGCGATAGCGAGGAGGTTCCTCATTTTATTTCAGCCTTTCCGTTTGATTACGATTTGATCGTGAAGATGGAGGGACCTCGCGTCCCTCCCTCTGTCGTTGTCGTATCAAGTGCCCGGAGGCTTCGTCGCTCCAGTGGACGGCGTCGGAACCGGTACGTTCGGGACACCGATGACGACCCAGCCGGTATCCGGTGACCAACCAGCGTACCAGTCAAAAATTTTCGGAGGCGTCGCTGGAATGATCGGGTCGCCCCAGATGTGCGGCGGTGCTACGCCGCCCCAGAACCCGAGCGGGGGCTCGCTCGGTGGCTGGCCACCCGGAGCGATCGGGTGCGTAGGACGCCCTGGAGACGGCCAGATGCCCGGCGGAATGATGGGCTCTGACCAGATGCCGGGCGGGGGCTTCACTGTTCCTGGCGGCAGCACGATCGGGTGCGTCGGTAGATTGATGTCACCCCAGATACCGGGCGGGGGACCGCCCGGAGCTATCGGATGAGTGGGCATGTCGATGCCGCTGCCCGGCGGCCACAGGCCGGGAGGAGGACCGCCCGGAGCTATCGGGTGGGTCGGACGACCGGGACCCGGCCAGACGCTGGGAGGCGTGCCGCCCGGAGCGATCGGGTGAGCCGGGTGCTCGCCGCCGGGCGCGATCGGGTGCTCGGGGTGAGCCCCAGCGGCGTCATCGAACACTGTGATCATCGCCATGAAAGACTTCATCGTATCTCCTTTGGTTACGAGTTGGTTCTAGTGTGGACGCTACGACCGGTGATTGTTGTTGAGACTAACTCGGTCGTGCCCTGGCTTCGAGCGAGCACGGCTCGCTCAAACTCTGTGATCTCTCAGCAGTCCTCCGCGGGCTCCGCCGGCTCCTCCGGCTCATTCTCCACCGCGGGGGCCGAGTCCACCGTCTTATCGGTCACGGGGGCCGCGGCGGCGTGGGCCATGGTGTTGACCACGACGGCGTTGGCCAGGATCGGGATGGTCCTCAGCTGGGCGACCACTACGGCGTCGAGGTCCCTGGCCACCGACTCGACGCGATCTTGGTCCTCATCATCGATGGCGTCCTTGAGCCTGCCGACCAGTTCGATGGACTGCTTCACGAGTCCCGCCATGGCCAGGGCCGCGGCGTGCGCCCCGTCCGGGCTGCTCGTGACGTCCGCGATCAGTATGTCGAGCGTGATCTTCTCACTCACATCGTCCCCCTCTTCAGTTGCCACCGCCCGCGTCATGCGAGACGGGTTCTCAGAACATTGGCTCTCTCGCCTGGACTCGAACCAGGACTCCCCCAGAAACACAAGGGAACGGCACCGGGCAGGGTGTCGCGCGTCTACCAGTTCCGCCACGAGAGAGAGCTACTTGGCCAGCATCGAGGCGATGCCTCGCTTCTTCCGCTGCTGGCCCACGATCGTAACGCTGGCTCCGGCCGGACGCGGGGAGGACGGGGGCTGAGGAGGGGAGGAGCCGGATTGCTCCTCGGCTCTCCCGTCATCTTCGCCCGCCCCCGACCGGAACTTCTGGGCACCGATCAAGTGACCGGCCGCCTCATTCATCGCCTCCACGTCGAGGAAGTGGTTGCGTCTCGTAACGGGCACCCAAATCGGCTTGCCGCTGGGACCCAGGGTGCGGACCTCCGACACCAGCTGGCGGCAGTAGTCCTCGCTGGCGTCCTGCGAGAGCCAGAACCCGCCGGCCTGGTTCACCGGCCAGGCCAACCGCTCCTGAAGCCTCGTCTTCCAGAAGTCGGTGTCCAGTCGCACGATCTCTATGGTGCTCTGGAGCCCGATGCGGCCGGGGATGGTGACCTTGCCCTTGCCTCGCATGATCGGCGCGCTGAGCTGGTCGTAACCCTTGGTGGCCCGACACCTGCGGTGCCTGGCGCAGAACTCATAAACGCTGTTGTTCCAGCCCTCCTCCGGCTTGTTCGGTCGGAAGCCGGAGTCGATCATGATCAGGCTGATGTGGAGCCCGCCGTACTCGGTGTTGATCACGTCCGCTAATAGACCCCAGACCTCGCGCTCATTGGTGAAGCCTGCCAGCTCACCCGACTCCACCTGCCAGGACGAGGCTCGCTCGCCCCAGGCTCGTATCGAGTAGAACAGGCCGGCCTTCTGCACGTCCACGGCGCAGGTGAGCTTGATCGCCCCCTGCGGGACCTCCCCGAACTTGAACGGCAGCCGGCGTCTCGCCACCTGCTGCCACTCTCTCAGGTCCCGCCCGCCGGGGGCGTAGAGTTCTCCGAAGCCGGCGTTGATCGCCGTCTGGGCCATGGCCGGGTCGCCCAGGGCGAGGGCGTGCAGGTACACCCTGGCTCGGTCGCCCATGCTCACGAACGGTGAGCACAGCCCGCTCACCCAGTAGCTGATCGTGCTGACGTGGGCGGGGGAGCCGCTGACCTCGCCGTCGCTGGCGATCCTCTGACCGGGAGCGACGTAGCGACCCCTCGAGTTCATCTCGCCCTTGTGCTCCTCGATGATGACCCCGCCGCAGCGAGGGCACACCAGCCAGGAGTTCTCCGCCGCCTCGTCGGCGGTGGCGCCCTCGGGCCACTTCAGCAGATCGAACCTCGGTACGAAGTAGTCTCGGCAATGGGGGCACGGCCAGCACCAGTGGTGCCTGGTGCCGTTCTGCCACAGGTTCCATATCGGGCTCTCCCTCACGTCCTCGGAGGGGGAGATGGACCAGAAGATCAACCCGCTCTGCTCATCGAGCTCGGCCTGAGCGATGCCGTTGCGAGGAGTCGAGGTCACTACGCACACGAAATCGGCGAAGGTGTCGCCGCGCCTCTCCACCAGACCCAGCGGGTCGCCCTGGCCCTTCACGTTGGCGAGCATCTCGTCGTACTCATCAACCAGGGCGAGGCAGGCCGGGTCGGACTTCAGGGCGGAGCTGCTTCCGGCGTGAGCCAGGCGAACCGACACGCCCGCCACGGTCTTGCGGGTCTTGGTCATCCTCTTGCCGCGAGCGACCTTGGCCATCAGCGTGGGGGCCTCATCGAGCAGGTGCATGATACGAGGCTCGAACTGCTCGGTGAGGAATTGCTTGTTCGGGCCCACGTACAGGATCGGGCTGGGGTGCTGGTCCAGCCTCTGGCCCATCAGGTCGAGCATCATCTCCGTCTTGCCGCTCTGGGCGGCCGTAACGATCACGATCCTCTTGGTCACGCACTCGGAGGCCACGTCGCCGGGCTCGACCATGTACGGGGTCAGGAGCGGGTCTCGCGGTCCCGGCCGGTCACTCCACGGCGGGTAAATCCTGTTCTTCCTCGCCCACTGAGTCGGGGTCGTCCTCGGCGAAGGCCTCAGCAAGAGGCTGGCCCGATCTAACAGCCTGCCCAGCTTTTCGGGCGTCTCGAGAAACGCTCTCCAGTCCAAGGTTGATCTCCTGCTCGATCTTCCGCCTCATGGGCACGTCCCTGGTGCAGCGAGCCGGGACCCCGGAGAGGATCGTTCGTACTCTCCCGAACACTATGTCGACGTAGGCCATCGCCTCCTCCATGGAGATGAGCTCGCGACCGCGCTCCTTGGTACGTAGCTCGATCTCCCTGGTCCTGGCATCCTGGACGCGGCCGGTGGCTGCCTTGGCGGTGTTGGCCTTGCGCTCGGCCTTGAGGTGGGCGAAGAAGGCGGCGCTGGTCACCGCGGGGTCCCAGGAGTCCCGACCGGTTCGCTTGACGACGCCAGCTATCTCCAGGTTGACTAGGTTCTGGACGGAATAGCCGACCAGCTTCGCCATCTCTCTCGTGGAGACGGAGGTCGGCAGGGTGATCTTGGGCTTGGCTCCAGCTGGCACGGCGAAATCCCAGTCAAATTACGGTTAACTAAAGCGAAATATCCTCGACGACCGCAGTCCGCGTTGCCCGCGGTCGATACGACCCTCCAGAAGGACCCCACTCGTAACGATAGTCATTGCTTTCGTAACAGGTCGTAACGATCAGTACCTTATCGTAACGATGGGCTCTGAACTATCGTAACGATGTGCTCTATCGTAACAAACTAGCTCTCGTAACGATAGGCTCTTCGTAACAATCAACTCCATTGACTTATCGTAACGATCAACCTCTCGCAACATTGATAGTGGCACTCGTAACGTCATAGGAATCATTACAGAGATGCCCGTGACCGGATATCGTTACGAGTATGTCCTTGCCATATCTCGTTACGAGACCATCCACACCGGCCAAGGCATACTGCTCAATGCCCGATGGGATTTTAGATGCCGCGAGAATGCGCTTGGCGTCACTGACGCTACGAGACTTGATGTCTTGAATGTTCCAGCTCATTCCGTCACTCCAACCCCTGACCAATAATGAAGTATGACCACGGCCACGACGATGATCACGAACACTCCTATTACGAGAACGGCCACGGGCAACTGATCAAATCTTCTCATCCCTGACCTCGCCTCCTCATGCCATAGAAACCAGCCACCTTCGTAACATATGCCCGAGAGACCCCGAACAATCTGGCTATCTCTACGCAGCGCATTCCCAGAACATACAGGCACATGATCTGCGCCTTGAGCAGATTGTTCTTGGCTCTCGTCGTACCGTGAGACCTCAGGCTGCCTCGCGACCTGTCGTGGATTGCGAGAAATCTTCCCATGCTTCGCACTCTTCTCGCCAAACGGTCCGATCAGCTCCTCGATACGAGGCAGATCAGGACTATCGCTTCATCTTGCGACGATTACGATACTTGCGTCGCTCCACCCTGTGAGCCACATCGTTACGAGCCAGGGATGCTCGCTTGTGATCAATATCGCTCTCCTTCAACGTGATCGGCACCAAGCGACCGAGCCACTCCTGGAGAACGACGACCTTCCCATCATCTATGGGGTACTGGAACACCGCCTCGTAATCATGGACTACGCCGGCCCCTATCACGACCACTGTCTCACCGAACTGGAAATCACACGGTCGCTCCTCATCCGGGAGCACATCCTTGACCAGGTCGCCGTACCTGTCCCGCAGGTGATTGGATTTGCCGACGAGGTCTCTTATCACCACGTCCGGGACTATCGGGATGCGATCCTCGAATTTCACAAAGTCACGAACTCCTCGCACGCCGAGGATGAGCGGGGGATGAGAAGAGGTCCTCACGTTGGCGAAGATGTAACGAGGCCACGCCGCGATGAACTTGCGATAGAACTGCTCGGTACGAGCCAGGAGAACTCGAGTACTTCTCTTGAACAGGTGATTGGAAATCTTCGCCAAGGTGAGCTCGCGCTCCACGGAGAACTCCGCATTAGCGTCTGTGAATACGAGCGACCAGGGCATTTTGGGCTCGTGCTCCTTCAAGGCAAGGGATTGAGAATCAGGCTGGGGGAGAGGACTAGACCCAGAGGGGATGCAGTGTCCAT